CCGCAGCATCACCGCCGTGACTGATCGTCCCCGATGGCTTCGTCGGCCGCTACGGCCGCAAAGGCGACACGTTCTATTGGCCTGAAGGGGTGCCTGATCCGACGATCACCGGCACCGGCTGGGGGCTGGTGCGGGGGCTGGAGAAAGCTCCGCCCGGAACCACATTTCACGACATCAAAGCCGCTCCTCCATAACAGGTGGGGCGGCTTTTTTGCGTCTCAGGTGCTATATAGCGGTTTGTTTGCGGCGCGTGAGGTTTGGTGTTGACCGGCGCGGCGGGCTGGGTTAACGTTAGTTTGTGAGCAACACAGGAACCACACAAGAGCAGCGCAAGGCGGTACAAATTACGATACTGCCAAGCGTTCACACGTCCATCATTACGCGGGCTAAAGAGCTTGGGGTACACCCTGGGCGTCTGATTGAGTGGGCTTGGGGTGTTGCAAGCAAAAAGGAGAAGGCAAAATGAACGGAACACATCGTTATCCATCAAACGCCGCCGCGCTGCCATTGCCAGCCGGGGCAAAGCGCGCCGGGGAACTGAACGACCGCTTGATGAAGCAAATGGACGCCGGTCCGGCGTATCACGACCTCTGGACGCGGGCCATTCGCGCCAACGATCGCGGCGACTTTGACGCGGTTGAGGTGTCACTTGAAGAGGCGCGCGCCATGGTTCAGGATAACGGGGGTGCGCTGTGAAGCCGAACGCTGACGAACTGCACGCCGCTCTTTGCCACGACTACTGGGGCGCGCTGCGGTCGATGAAGCGGCGCACTGGCGCGAGCTGGGATGCGGTTATTGCCGCGCTGCTGGCGGCTGGCGGTGCGGCATGATCGGCTGGGGCGGCGGGCCGGAAGGCTTGCGGACGCTTCAGCGGCGGTCGGATTGGATCGCGGCGGCGGCTGCGCTGGTTTGGGTGGTGGCTTGGGCGGTGACGCGATGAGCGGCCAACGGCGGGCGAATTGGCGGGCGGAAGCAGAAGGAATTGGCCGCGACGTGGAAGATCGGCTGATGCGACGGATTGAAGCGCTGGAAATGAGCGTGGAGGCACTGGCGCTTGCGCAAGACGGAAAGTTACTGAGTCTTGTTGATGTGCAGTCCAATCTGCGCCGGCTACGGTTTTCGCTCCTCGGTTTAGCTATCAGCCTCTTGCTGGTTATTGTCGCGGTGGCGGTGGGGGTGACGCGATGAGCCGGCGCACCGATGACACGCCGGAGATCATTTTCCTCGCGCTGTGGTTTTGCGGCGTGCTGGCGATTGGATCGTGGGTGTGGGAGGTGTTGACATGGTGAGAGATCCACGCATAGACCCGCGGCCGGGAGATTGGACGGTAATGCGCAGGAAGCACCACGCGCTAACCGAAGATTGGTTTTGGCTTGTGCTTTCACGTAGCACGGACGGGGAGCAAGTCACTTACATGGACAACGACGGCGATATTGACACCACCGATATTGATGGTTGGCAGCAAGGCTCAAAAAACGACGAGGTGCTGTATGTCGCCGAATAGCTTCACCCACGCCCCCCGCTTCGACGCGCTGGCCGCGCATGTGCCGGAAGTATCGCAAGATCCAGCACAACGCCAAGGCTTCATCGGCGGGACGGATATCCAGCATGTGCTAGGTCTGGAACCCTACGCATGCGCGCGGCGGCTGTGGTATCAGAAGACCGGGGCGCCGCCTGATCGGGAATTTCGCATGACCGGGCCGATTGTGGCCGGCAAGCTGATGGAGGACGGGATCGCGGAACTGGTCGCCGAAATGCGGCCAGGCTGGAAGATCCGGCGCAAGCGCGCCACGGCCAACGGCCACGAACTCCAGCGGGTTGACCGCGCCATCGTCGGGCAGGAGCGCGGGCCGGGCGTGCTGGAAATTAAGACGGTAAGCGACCGGGCTTACTGGGACTGGAAGCGCGACGGGGTGCCGCTGGGGTATCTCATGCAGGTGCAGTGGTACATGCGCGTGCTGAAGTGGTCCTGGGCGTGCATCGCGGCGTTAAACCGGGACACCGGGCAACTCGACCTGTACGAGATCGAAGCGCGGCCGGAGTTGATGGCGGCCGTCGCCGAAAAGGTCGATTGGTTCATGTCGCATCACGTTGACCAGCGGACGGCCCCGGCATGGCTGGAGGAGCGCGACGGGCGCTGTGAGTCCTGCCAGTGGGAGCCTAGCTGCCAACTCGACGAGTGGTCCGCGGTCAGCGACCAGGGGCTTGTCCAGATCGAGGGCTTGGCGCCGTTGGTGGCGGAATACCAGCGGGCGAAGGATCTCATCAAGCGGGCGGAGCAAATGGCCGACGTTCTCCGCACGGGCGACGAGGCCGCGGAGGACGAAGCGCACCGGCTTGGGATTGAGGCGCTGATGGGCGTTAATGAGCAGGCGGCGGCGGGGAACGGCGAGTATGTGAAGTTTCGGGTGGTGGAAACTTCGCGGGTCGATACCGACGCGCTGAAGACGAAGTACCCGGACGTTTACATGGACGTGTCAAAGCGGTCGGTGAGTCGGCCGTTGCGAATTTTCAAAAGCAAGGGAGCAAAGTAAATGAGTACGACACAGCCATCGGCGCAAGCCGTGGAAATGAATCAGGTTCAGGAGATGGAGCGGATTGCCACGCTATTGGACCGCGTGACAGACCAGACGATGCGCCAGGAGGCCGAGCGCATGTTACTCGACCGGGCGCAAGCCTATCACGTCCGCAAGCGGCCGGGGTGCCAGAATCAGGACGAGGTGCAAATGCGGATTGCCGCTGGGCGCACGTTTGGGCTTGACCGGGACACCTCGCTGAACGGCTTCGATGTGATTCAGGGCGTAGTGGCGATGCGGGCGAGCCTCCGCGCCGGGCTCCTCCAGCGGCACGGCTGGCACTGGCTTTTTGCAAAGCACGACATGGGTGAGTGCTCGCTGATCGCCACGAAGGACGGTCAGCCATACCTCAACGCTGAAGGCAAACCGCACGTCTTCACCTACACCATGGACGACGCGAAGCGCGGCAAGCTCGACGGCAAGGAAAACTGGAAGATGAATCCCATGGACATGCTGTTTGCGCGGTGCGTCACGCGGCTTCAGCGGCGCGTCTGCCCGGCCGCTACGCTCGGCATGGATATCCCGGACACGACCGAACCGGTGACGCTGGAAATGGTCGTGCAGGAGACGGAGCAGCAGCGCGTGGCGGGTAAATCGGCGTCTGCGCTCGACGCGCTCGAAGCCGAACTGATGCGCGAACCCGTGGCGGTGGCGAATGTTTGAGCATGGCGCATGGTACACGGGCGGCATCGTCGCGGTCGAGTACATCAAGTCCGAAAAGAAGGGCACGCCGGGCCTTCAGATCACCGTTGAAGTGTCCGACCGTGGATCGATCACGGGCGTGTGGTGGCTGACGGCCTCGCTTGTCAACAATCCCGACGACAAGGCGGCAAGCAAGGTGCCGCAATGGGAGGCGGCGCAGATCCGCTGCAAGCAGTTTGGCTGCAATCAGGAGGGATTGGAGCACCAGGAGACGTGGCTGCTTCACATCCAAAAGACGCTCATCGGCCAGCAGGCGTCAGTGATGGCCGAAGTCAACAACTACGGCGACACGTCCGCGCAGGTGGTCTGCAAGCCGAAGTCTGGCGGTGGTGGTGGTGGCTTCGCGCGGGCATCGGCGACGGCTTCACCATTTGCTGCGCGGCCGGCGAACTCGGACCCGTTTGCGGTGGGAGACGACGACCTGCCCTTTTAGATCCCCGCGGGCAACCGCCCGCGGCCTGCCGTTCCAAATCAGCGCACGATCTCGGAAATTTGCGCGGGACGGCAGACCGGGCGCGAAAAGCTCCCGGAAAAGAGGTAGTCCGTCACGAACCACTGAAAACCTGTTGGATTTGGATTCTTGAGGCGGGCCGGGGAGTCACTGGCCCGCTGAAAACAAAGGAGAAGATATGCCACGCGAAACATGCCATTGCGGAGAGTGCCAACGGTGCCACCGACGCGCGTATATGGCCGCGTGGCGATGGCGGAAGATCCGCGGGCCGCTACCTGCAGCATGGGCGGCGCAAGCGCGGACGGAAGCCTGGCAGTTGCAACGGTATATCTGCCCGTTGGCAGAGATAGCCAAATACGAGTTTGGCCGCAAAACGAAGCGGCCGGCGGCGGAATAGGAGAGGGACATGGAAATAGCAACGATTGGACTGTTTTTGCTGGGCGGCGGCGCCTACCTGCGCTGGAAGCCAACGCGGGCGCAGGTGTGGAACTGGATCGCGGCCTGGGCGGCGGCGAATCGTGACGCGGCGATTACGCGGGACAAGATGAAGGGCGTGTATTTGAATGCGGAGGTGCCGAATGGCTGAGAGGACGCTGGCAGAGATAGCGCTTGAAGCATGGTGGGAGCGCGACGAGGCCCAGGCGCACGCCGCGGACCTGAGAGCGGCGCTGGATCTAGCGCGAGTCCAGTTTGATTGGATCAGGCAGAACTCAAAACCGCCCGTCAACGGCTACTCTGAATCGGCGATTTGGGCGGTGGTCGTAACTGCGAGTAGAGATGCTTCGTCCGCCCTTGCCCGCACCCCGGCGCAGTCGCTGGGACGGCTGAAGGCGAAGGCGTCGAGAGAAATGGCGCGATTATTTATGGCGACCAATAAAAGCGACCTGTCGTACTACCAGCGCGATCTAGCCGCCCGGTTCTGCAAAGCCGAAGCCGACCGACTGGAGGCCCTCGATGGACGCTAAACGGCTGGAGGCCCTCGTATACCGCTGCAACGAGGCAATCGAAGATACGGGCAATGGCTTTGGCGCATATTTCGATGCGTCTGACATTGCCGACCTCGCCCGGTGCGCGGCGGCTTGGGCGAAGGTGGAGCGGAGTAGCAACCCGATGATTGAACGCCGGAACTGGCCGCAAGGGGCTAAGTGGTATTTTCGGCCAGGTGGCCGATCTACTGGTAGCGGCGACACCGCCATCGCCGCTGTCGAAGCCGCGCAGGAGGTGACTGATGCGAACAAAGGCTGAGGCGCTGGCGAAGCCGATGGCTGGGGATCGTTGGACAAACAAAAAAGGCGTAGAGCGGTACGTGACGAAAATAGAAGATGAGCGAATTGTGTTTTTCAACACGGACAGCTCGGTGTACGCGGATAGGTTCCGCCGCTGGGCCGCGAACGCCGAGTACCTAGGCGGTGCGGAATGATCCGCCGCGTCCGCATGGCCCGCAAGCGGCTGGCGATTGCGCGGGAGCGGGAGGCGAAGGCGTTGGCTAAGGACCGCGCTGCGGCCGACGCTTACATCACGCTTGATCCTGAAGCGCCTGAAGACTACGTGTGGGTGGATATGAACCTAATGTGGAAATCAAAGGGGAAATTGGAACGCGAGTCGTATCGCCTCCGCGCCATCGAGCGAAGAAAGGACGCGATCAAATGAAGACCCTACGACTCAACCGCGCCGAATCCACCGCCTACGCCAACGGAGAGCGGCGGATCTGGCGGGCGATGCGGAAGCAGCCGCGCGTCGGAATCCGTGGCGACGGCTCGATCATCCACCCGGAGTATTTAGTGTGGGAGGACAAGAGAGACATCATTCCGCTTACTCCAAGCTGCATGTACCGGATTACCCCGCGCTGTCCCTACGGCCAACCCGGCGACCTGGTTAAGCTGTCCGGTGGCGAAGTGGTCGAGGGCGTGTTTATGATCACCGCCATTACCGTCGAGCAGCGCGGCGGGCGCTGGGGCTGGGTTGTGGAGGTGGGGGCGTGAAACAGCTATGCGTGATGCGCTTGCCGGATCAAAAGCGGTCCATCCTGACCGTGCAAGACGATAACGGCAACCATAAGATCGTGGCGCGGTTCGAGTCCGACGAAATGATGGAGGTGTTTATGGCGATAGCCGAGGAATTTATGCGGGTGCCCCAATGACCCCCGCACGCGCGGCGGAGGTGCTGCGGTACGAGTCACACTGGGCCTCGAAGACGGAGGCCACGGCCTGCGAGATGGGCGCGGAGGCGCTGGAGTTTTGCGAGTGGCTGTTTGCCTGTGACGTTTACGGCTACCCGCAGGCGAAGCACGTTTACAACAACTGGCACGGCGCGATTTCGTTCCTCGACTACGCGCGGGCCGAGTGGAAGAAGGAGAGGAAGGGCAATGGATCAGGAATTTGAAGACGAAATCGACCGAGACTTACTGGAAAACGGGCCGGGTGAACCACCATTCATTCGACTCGCAAAAGCAGAGCAGCGCATCCGCGAGTTGCTGGCGATGAACGGGCCTATCAACCAAGCTAACATCGATCTGCGCTCTAAGGTCGCCGAACTCGAAGCCGCGCTGGCGGAGGCGCGGGAGGCTTTTGGGCATTCCGAAAGCGAACGCTGCGAACTACGCGCGGCACTACGAGACACCATCGAGGCGCTTGGAGGAGTCGCGGCACCGGGCGTCAGCGTGCAGTTCCTGAAACTGGCACCGCAGGAAGCGGCGGCGGTCAAGAGCCAACTCGCGGAGGCGCGGGGGGATGCGGTGCGGTACCGATACATTAGAACGGAAGCCATGATCGATTACTGCACCGGAACGAAGCGGCATAACCGCATTTCGTGGCCCACGATCTACGCAGCCGCGCCCATTGATGGCGGAAATTATCGCAACCGTTTCGACGCCGCCATCGACGCCGCACGGGGGAAGTCATGACGGGCCGGCCAGCACCGCAACTCGCGCGCATCGCCGAACTGGAGCGCGTCTACGCCGACGAGTACCCGACGGCGCCGCGGGCGGAGCGGAAGCGCTGGGCGGTGGAAGGAGCGCAGTATGAGGCCGATGAGCGGGACGCAATAAAGAACGAAGGCAGCGAATGAAGTGGGGTTGGAGCAGAAGCGACGCGAAAACTTGGCGTTTCAACGCTGATTGGAGCGTCGTGTATGACGGCCACCGGTGGTATGTCGTTTGGTCCGGGAATTGGCTACACGAGGATTACGGGAGCGATGCGCTGGCAATCGCCGCGGCCGAAGCCAAAATGATTGACTGGAAATTGTAACAACCCAGGCCAATGCCGACGGCCTGAACGAAAGGGAGCAAATGAGAAAACGATGGACAGCGGGCGACCCATGCCCGCGATGCAAACAGCCCGTGTATTCACGGGAGGATATGTACAAGGTAAGCCACAACGTCTGCCGTCCATGCGGCCAG